CTTGTGAATCTGCTCCACCATGCGCGGCGTCGGCAGGATGCAGTGCCACGAGTCCAAGATGTGCTGCGCGGTAATGGGCCACATCGGCATCCGCAGGTAGTCGTCGTCCGTGCCCAACGAGAAGAAATCGAAGGTCACGTCGTAGGCTACTTCGCGCTCACGTCCTTGTGCATCTTGGCGACGGGTCGTGACACGTACGAATTTCGCTAGCACATCCGGGAAGGCACCCGCGTTAGCAAACGTGAGGATCGCGCGTTCGCGCTCCTCCCCTGTGTGAGCGCTGAGCACACGCACGATTTCAGACGCGGAAATACGGGTCGTCATGTTCTGTGCTTAGCACAAGCACAGTGATTGACAGCAGCGCGAGCGGCAGGGCTTGAACCTGCGCATAGGACTTGAAAGGTCCCTGTTCTGCCACTGAACTACGCTCGCAGAAAGGAAAGGTGCGGTACTACACACACACACCACCCGGGTATCATACCTTCGACGCAAGAGGCAACCGTTTGCATAGCCAGCGCGCATCGTTGCCAGGAGCCAAACACGCGGCCGTCGCAGTGTGCCCGATGTCTGGCTCTCTGAAGAGCGCGTGCGGTACCTCCGTGTCCTGTGCCTTGGCCACCAAGCGAGCCGTGCCCGCTCGTGATGGACCGACAGAACCGCGAGGGTGTTCGAGTCGGGGTACATCGCTAGTTTGCGCACGCGGTGCTGTTCCGCTAACTAGTACCCGACCACAGGGGAGTTGAAGGGTTGGTCACTGCGTAGCCGCGTGACTGCGACCCTGAGCGCATCGTTCAGCTACTGGTTATTTGGGGCGTTTTTTCTGTAGTGCACCATCACCTGCCTCCTTTTGACCTCAAGGTCACTTCAGATCCCAGCCAAGGTCCGGGATGCGCGCAGAACGCTCCCGCGCTTCTGCGTCCGATGGAATCGGTAGTCCGAGGCGCTCCAGCACAATCTTCATGTCAAGCCATGCGTGCCAGCGGAAGCATTCACCCTCTGGCCGGATCAAGAACGCCGGGTGAAATGTCACCCGTACGGGGATGCCGTTCCACTCGTGCCAGACCAATCTCATGTACTCCATCGCTTGCACCTCGGGCAGCAATGCCTGCGCGGCGGTCCTCCCGAGACACACAATCACTTCGGGGTGAACAGCCTGGAGCTGCCCGAACAGATGCGGCTTGCAGGCTTCGATTTCCGCCCTCGTAGGCGTTCGGTTCATCGCGGGTCGGCACAGTGTAGCGTTGGTTAGAAAGACTTCGTCCCGCTGAAGTCCCATAGCAGCCAGCATCCGCGTGAGCATGTGCCCAGAGCGGCCTACAAACGGATGCCCTACGGCGTCCTCCATCTCTCCCGGAGCCTCGCCCACAAGAGCGAGTCGCACCCCTGGACGACCTGCACCAAACACGACGAGCCGCCGGTGTTCGTGCAGCGGGCACTTCTGGCAGTCCTTCACGTCCGCGCGCAGTTTCACCAACGCCTCCGTGCCCTCGGGGCCCCGCAGCACTGCGTCAGCGAACAACGTACCCTGCGTCGCAGGATCTACCTTCAACTTCTTCGGCGCCACCGGGAGCTCCTGGACGTGAAGTAGCACATTTCCTGCGATAGTACATCGCTACGGATGAGAACGCAGGCTTCGGAGAGATGCGGCCATCTGCGCGTCTTCTTGGACGGCGTGTGCCTCTAGTCGGCGCGCTGTACCCATCACGCGTTGCTCATACTGCACCGCCTGCTGGTAGCCCCGTAACTGCTGGTAGAATCGGTGTCTACGCGCGCGCACGCGCGCCTCCGTGCGTGTGAGGCGAGGGCGATGCGACCAACACAAGCCGCTGTAGTACCGCCTCAACGATCCGCTCCACGAACCGCACGCGCCGAACCCGACACGGAGCACGTGCGCGCTCGCTTCAATCTGGTCGTGCAATGCGTCGCCGTTGCAGCGGGTGTCGGCGCTCGCGCAGTACGCCCGCAGGGCCGGAGCAAGCACGCCCCATGGATGCCGCGTGCGCGTGTTCGATCCTAGACCACTCTCGTGCAGGCCCACAGCGAGCAACAGCACTTGCGGGACCTCGTGCGCCTGAGCCGCGTCATACACCAACGTCGCAAAATCCGGGTGCTCGCTCGTATACGTCGCGATTCGCGTGTGCGCGCAGAGCCATAGCACCAACCGCAGCAGAAACGAGCCCATCAGGATTTACGCTGCTCCTGCACCAACCGTCGAAGCATGCGGATGGTAAGCGGCGACAACTGGTAGCCGTGTGCCGCCGCGACGCTGTGCATGCGCCGCAAGTCATCGAACATGGTGCCGTAGTCATCCGCGTTCGGCGCCCATGTTACAACCTGAACGGGGATCTGGCGGCTTCGCGCGAACTCGATAGCGTGCTTGGTTCCGCGGCTTTCTTCGTCCCAGAAGGCGATCACGCGATCCACGGTCGCGAGCATGCGTTCATTGCGCGCGAGGCCTGCACCCCGACCTTCGCCGTCCCAGTCCGCAAGGAACTCCTCGAACTGCATGCCACGGTACTTGGCGCGCTCAACCGCGCGTCGGTCTACACCGCGCGCTCCGCCACTGACCACGACCACCGTGAGGTCTAGCGAGTCGATGGCGGCGTCCACGTCCGACAGTCGTGGGTACTCCCGACTGCCGATGACACCCACGCGTTCAGGCACGCATGCCTCCCTGCACCGGCATGTCCAGCGCGTAGCCGATCAACTCCGCGATCGGCAACGCGTCGTCAAGCGAGCAGCCAAGCTCTTGGCGCACGGTCCGCAAACGAACCTGCGTCATCTTCTTCGAGATAAACGTGGACGGGCGGCGCACGGGGTTCTTCGTCGGGTTGCCCCACAGGACCAAGTACGAGTCTGGAACAATGCCAACCTCCCTCGCCGCGCCGGACGGCAGGTAGGTCAAGTCCAGCAACAGCAAGGTGACCCGAGTGCCGTCCCCCGGTTCGGAGATGAGCAGCCGTCCGCCACGTGGAAGACTCACGTCGGCCGTGATAGTCGCCTCCACTTCTTCAGCGGTCCGCAATGGGCGCATGCTCACTCCTGCTGGAGGGATTGGATGTCGGTGCCGTCAGTCTTCACCGGGTAGTTCTTGGGGGACTGCTTGCACGTGCGACAGGTCGTCGCTGCCGTCGCTCCAACGTACACTCGACCACAGCACGACGCCACGTACACAGTGTCTTGCCCCTGACTCCGGAACACAGCTAGCAGCGGACGAACGGTGTTGACATCAATCATGGGTTGGAGCTCCCGGGCAGCATATCGCATCGTGGCGGCGTGAGGTACACTTCGGGTCGTGACGATGAAGCCTTGGATGCGGCGCTGCGTACGCAAGAACATCCGCGCTGGCATGGAGCGCGCACAGGCCGTCCAGACGTGCAGCGGTAGATTCGAGCCTGGTGCGGACCCTCAACAGGTCTCGACGAAATTGACGCGGGGCGCTACGCCCGGCGATGCGATGTCCTCGGCTCCTGGCTCTGGCGGTGGAGAGTTCAACTCCGGGTACGGAGTCACCTTCGGAGGCATGCGTGCCACGGGCCAAGCCCCCACGGGGGCTGGGGTAGGCACAGGTAACTCCACCGGGATGGGTGCCATGATGGGCCTGACACCCTCGTGGATGCAGGGTGAGGCGCGGGTGTCGCTGCGGCATCTGGTCTCCGACCTACGCGACCTTTTGAAGCTGTAGCGACGTCGCAGCACGTTCGACTTCCGGCAGCAACGCCTCGATCGGGCCGTTGTTGTCGATGATGGTATCTGCCCACGCCGCTGTGTCTGCGTACGCGGGCTCCGATGCGTGCTCGCCCATAACCTGCGGAGGCAGTCGGCGTTCTGCGTTGATCGTCCACACGCGTCCGCCTGCTGCGTAGTGCTGCACCGCGCGCACTTCGTTCTCGAACCGAACGTCGGTGATCACAACTCCGGGGATCGCAGGTTCAAGGCGATTGACGCTAGGCTGCGCGCGTGGCTTGACGCCGTGCATGGGGTGGTAGTCGTGCCCCGTGTCGAGTGCCGCGACGACCCGAAGTACTTCGTCCACCCAGACGTTTTCGTACAGCGCACGCCCCCACTCGGTTCCCATTTGCTGGAGCACCACACGCGCGGTGATCAACCCGCCGTACGGTTCCAGCGTACGCCACACGAGATCCCGCAGCGCTTCGGACGCGAGCTTCGGATCTGGAAACAGGCGCGCAATGGTGCGCTGCACGTCGTGCTTGTCTACCCCAGCCAACGCGCTACTCCACCACGCGCGCGCGACAGCATGCGACACACGTTGCTCGCGGGCAGCGCTCGGGCCGAAGAGTGTGTCCGTATCGAACCCGAAGATCAGGTGCGCGAGTTGCTTGATCGGATCCGCCAACGCCACGCGCACAAACCCGTACTGCTCTACGAGTACTCGTCCGACTTCGTCTTTGCCGCTGCTCTTGCGCCCGCACACACCGATAACTCGTACGCTCATCACAACGCTCCTCTTCGTACATTGTTGATCGTAGGTCAGAGGAAGTCGTCGCCGACGTCGTCTTCCGTGATCTCGACGCGCGTAGGCTTCTGGGAGTAGTCGGACGCGGCATCCTCCCGAAGGATCGTCTCCCACTGGTGGTCTTCGACCACGCGCGCATGCAACCGTCGTAGCTCGCCGATGATCCTGGTCGTCAGCTCGCGCACACGAAACAGTGTCTTCGCTTCTACGAGCCTGTACTGCACCGCTCGCTCGAACATGTCCTGGGTAGACACCAGGACCTGTTCGAGCAGGGCTATTGCCGCTTCTTCCTGCGAGTCACCAACGCCACCTAGCTTGCGTACGCCGAAGCCCATCACCGCGACCCACTCGAAATCGCGCTTGGTCTTCGGCTTGAAGATGCGCAACCCCTCGAAGGGTTTCTCACTCTTCAGGCGATCCGTAACTTCGGCGGCATCCTTCTGATCCACTGCATCTCTCTCTCCTACCAGCACGATACGAATAGTCAAGCACCGGAGTCGTGAGGCACCGAGGTCTTACCCGTGAAGCGGCTCCGAAACTCGCGCTCCAGCGGCTGGAACAGCCAGTCCTGTACGATGCGCAACTCCTCAAAGCTAGGCGCTCCTTCAATGTCTTTGCTTTCGAGGCACGTCTGATAGCGTTCTGCGGTGTCTAGTAGCGCGCGACGCTGATCAAGCGTGAACAGTGAATCTAGCAACGCGGTCAACTCTTTGTGGTGTGCATGGACCCAGCCGTCGAAGCGCGCCGCATGTTGCGGCAAGCGCGCGTCGGGTGTGCAGAGGCACGATCCGCCGACACATAGGAACCGCATGCGCACCAATCGGTCCAACACGTTGCGCCCTGAGCGACGGTCCTTGCTGGTGAGACGGGCCTGCAAATCCTCGATGTGCATACGCACGCGTGCGCAGTATCCATGCGGATCGGCCTCGTGTACTTCGAGGGTGATCCGACGCGCAGGAAAAGAGGAACCTGCCGATTCAGATGTCATCGTTTGTTCAACATTCACGAAGCTCAACCCCCTTGCAAGACCTTCAGAGGCTTGCCACCGACCGGCCCAAGGCACGGCTCAAATCCGCAGGTCGATCGCCCTCCCCCAGGCTGGAGAGTTCCACGGAGCCGTCGATGAGTGCCTGCTTCTCACCGAGCAACTCCATGATGCGCTCGTCGAGCGCGTGGTCCGCAATCATGCGCACAATCTGAACTGGGCGAGTCTGTCCGATGCGGCAGATACGGTCTTCGGCCTGCGCGTTGAGCGCTGGGGTCCATTCGAGGTCCAAGAAAATCGAGTGGCAAGCGCGCGTCAGGGTGATCGCCACACCACCCGCCTTGATGCTTGCGGCGATTCCCTTGAGCTCGCCCTTCTGGAACTTGTCTTCGATTGCGGTGCGCTCCGCAGCGGGAGTCTCGCCCGTGATGATGGCCCAGCCCTCGCGCTTGGCCAGGGCTTCTAGCGGCGCGACGTGCGCTGAGAACACCACCACAGGCTCTTCCTGCTCCTCAAAGCTCTCGACCAGCTCCAGCACGGTCTCAACCTTCGCCGCCGCCAGCGCCGCGCGCGCCGCAGACATAGCCTCGAATGCCACGCCACCAGCCGACGCCGCGGCCTTGCTGATCATGTCGTCGAGGCTTACGCCCACTTCGGCAAGCGCCGCGAGCGCCTTATCGCACGACTTCTTCGTCTTCGAGTCAATTTCGACTGTGATCACCGTGCGTGTCTTCGCGGGCAAGTCCTTGAGCACATCCGTACGCTTACGGCGCAGCGTGGCACGGCGCATAAGATCGCCCACCTGCGGATCAGGCTTGCCCCACTCAAAGCCGCCCCACTTGTTTTTCCTCCCGTTGAAGAGCTTGACGAAGCTGGGCCATGAGCCAAAGACCTCGCGTTCCAGCCCGAAAACCGACAGGAGCGTCCACAGCTCTTGCGGGCGGTTGAGCAGCGGCGTAGCCGTCAGGCCCCACGTACGGCCACCCGCTTCGCGCACCGCCGCGCACAATGCCTTGCATCTCTTCGTGCGTGCGGTCTTGCTGCTCTTGAGCAGGTGCACTTCGTCCCCGATGAGCACGGTGCCATTGGGGGCAATGGACGGCATCTCAGGAAGGATGTCGTAGTTCGTGATCACCATTTCGCCCGGCGCAGGCCACCGGAAGGATCCACGCCCTCCGAGCACTGTGACCTTGAGGTCAGAACGCCACTTCTCGGCTTCACGCTTCCACACGCCCTTCGCCACCGCAGGGCAGATCACGAGCACCGGGGCATCCGCGGGCGTTGCGATGAGCGCCTGGATCGTCTTCCCCAGACCCATTTCGTCCAGCAGCAGCGCGCGCGTGCGGGGCGCGAGCCACGACACGCCCACGTGCTGGAAGGCGAAGAGCGTCAAACCCTTGGCCTTCAGTGCGGCGTCAATCGCCAGCGCACGGGCGTTCGCAGCAATGACTTCGTCCTTCGCCGCGTGGGCACGGGCTTGGATCGTCGCTGCGAGCTCGGGGGTAATGTCGAGCCCGAAACCAGCTTTCCGCAGCTCATCCGTGAGCGTCGCGAACGAGTCAAGCAGTACTTCATTGCACCGGAAGTCCGGGTTGTACCGGGCGCCACCCTTGATGCAGGCGGTGCGATACGCGTCGAACGACGCGCCGAGGTACCCGAGTGGGGTTACGCGGATCTTGGAACCGACCTGAACCAATCGAACCTTATTCATCTCTGCACCCTCGCCGGAGCCTCACCCCGGCACTTGCAATCTAGCAACTAAAGTAAGATTGTCAAGAATCTCTACTCTGCGGCAACCTTAGTGCTTGGTTCTACAGGACTTTTCTACGTTTAGACATCCACGGTGCACCAGCGACACTGCTGCACACGCCCACGGGTGCACATACGCACGGTCCAACAGGTGTCACAGTCCGGAGGATCCTTGTCGACGTACGGCTTCGGGTCAGTGATGAATGTCTCCACGGCCGGAGCGCGTCTGGGTGTAGTGGCAGTCGTCGGCGCGTCTAGGTGCTCCGTGGCCGTGGTTGCTCCTTCGGCGCGCTTGGTGTGCTTCCTGGAGGGGGTGGTAGGTGTCTTCTTCGGGGCGGCGATCACTTCGATTCCTCCGGCTGCTGTACGGTGTAGTGACGCGCCACTGCTGTGGTCAGATCCTCGCCGCGCCAGTAGGGCTGCACCCAGATCCGCGCACGCTCGACCCGCCCGGTGCCTTTGGGTTGGTGCTTCCAGTGTCCGCGCACGACGTGGCGCGACTTCAGGGTCCACCCCTCCGCCCGCGTGCCTCGCTGCATCAGTGCCTGGGCAGCCTCTCGAACCTCCCGACGGAGCTTGACCTCCTGCCCCACGGTGAACGTCGTGATCGGGTTGCCCGGATCCCCTTCGCGCCGGTGTCGCTTGGAGGTCTTCTTGACCAGCAGGTTCGGTTCGTCGCGCAGGCGCGCCGCGAGATAC